AAGCTAATCTCTATCGTCAAGAAATACGGCATTGCAGGCGCTTCCGCCATGCTTGGCTATAACCTTCTTGATGGCGTGGACAAGTCACAGGCCGCAGAACTCCAGCAGGCCGACACTCACCACCAGTACGCCAATTGGCTCAACTCGGGGGGCATTTGATGGATGATTTGTTGAGCCATATCCAGGATTGCGAAGAAATGGTTTCAGAGTTTGCCCGTGGTTTGAGAATGCAAGTTCTTCAGGGCGATATTCGACATGACGTGACAGAGGCTTTGATTGATGACTTCATTGAACAGCCCGTGTTCGACCCTGAACACAGGTACAAACTAAAGCGCATCGCATCCAACCAACTCGGAGGGTGGTGATTTGATACCCTTCCAGCCGTGGCTCCCTGACAGCGCAGACTTTGCCAGTGTTTCCTCAGAAGCATTGAACGTCATTCCGTCTTCCTACGGCTTCCGGCCCTTTCCGGGGTTCACAAACACTGCATCTGCCATCACGGCCCGCGCGCAAGGTGCTATCTCGGTGCGCTCCATCAGCGGAACGATTTTCAACTTCTGCGGCGATGCGACGAAGCTGTATAAACTCGCAACGAACGGCCTGTCTTGGTCTGACGTTTCCCGCGTCTCTGGCGGCGTCTACGCCACGGCGGCAGACAGCAAATGGTCATTCGCTCAGTATGGCGATTACCTCATGGCGACCAATGGGAACGATGATGTTCAGGTGTTCCAGTTGGGTGTTTCGAGCAACTTCGCGGCCCTTGGCGGTACGCCACCTGACGCATATTTCGCGGGCGCTATTCGTGAGTTTGGTGTTCTTGCCAAGACCTCCACGGAAAACAACCGCGTTCGCTGGTCTGCCATAGGTGACATTGCCGATTGGGTAGCCTCTGCCACCACGCTTTCGGATTACCAGGACTTGCCCGATGGCGGCTCTATCATGGGCTTCGTCGGCGGTGAGTTTGGCATCATCTTCCAAGAACGTGCTATCACCCGCATGTCGTTTGAAGGCCCGCCCACCGCGTTCCGCTTCGACAAGATTGCCAGTTTCCTCGGCTGTCGTGCTGACGGTTCCATCGCCGCTTTCGAGAACTTCGCGTTCTTCCTTGGCGATGACGGCATGTATATGATCCGGGGCGGTTCTGAGATTGTCCCGATTGGCGTCGAGAAGGTTGACCGCTGGATCGAAGAAAACATTGACGCCAGTTTCCTCCACCGCGTCACATCGGCCATTGACCCCGTAAACAAGCTGTACGTTATGGGCTTCCCGTCCATCAACGCGACCACGCCGGGAACGCCTGACCAAGTGGCAATCTATCACTGGCCCACGGGTCAGTGGTCACATGCTGCCGTTGACCACCAGATGATCTATGCGGCGGCAACGCAGGCCACCTACACCATTGACGGCATGGACGCGGCGGCTGCCACGATTGACGCGCTGCCGTTCCCGATGGACAGCCGCTTCTGGGCTGGTTCTGGCCGTCTGCTCCTGTCGGCATTTGATACCTCTAACCGTCAGGGCTACTTCTCGGCAGCCAACCTTGCCGCAACCATTGAGACGGGCGACACGCAATTGACGCCTAGTGGCCGTTCGCTTCTCAAGGGTCTGCGCCCCATCGTGGAGGGTTCCTCGGTGACGCCATCGTTGACGGTGGGCAAGCGCAACTATCTTAACGAGTCGATCACCTACGGCTCGCCCATTCCGGTGAATGCCTATGGCATCTGCAATGCGCGGGTGAACGGGCGCTATCACAGGGCGCGGATTACCATTCCTGCGGCAAGCCTCTGGACCTTTGCTCGCGGCGTGGATGACCTCAACTTCTCTGCCGTTGGACGGCGCTAATTCTCAGGAGTAATTCGCATGTCGGCACGTGACGCTGAAAGCGGTTCAAGCACGTACAAGGGCGGTTCTGGCCGCGCTGGTGGCCTCGGAAATGCTGGCATTGGCGGCGGCATGGGCGGCGGTGGTAATTACGGTGGCGGCATGGGTGGCGGTGCTGGTCGCATGGGCGGAATTGGCAACCGCACAGGTCTAGCCACGGGTAACACGATGTTTGGCGGCATGGCCTTTGGCCGTCCCGGTGGCTTTGCGCTTAACTCAAGCGCGTGGGGCATTCGCCCGCAGCCTTCCATAAAGCAAGGCCCGCTCAATCGGCCCGCTCGTCCCGGCTTTCTGGGCAACCCGACCCCGGCAGCAGTCGCAGGCGTCAATCCGGTTCCTGAAACCGTTCCGATGCCGACCTTTGAAGACCCGATGGCGATGTATACGACACTGAAGCCGATACCCGAAGCGCCGATCCCGCCGTCCGGTCTGATGTACGGCAACGGCAGCTTGTGGCCCGGTCAGGCTGTGACCCCGCAGGCTCCCTCCCGCAATTTTTACGGCGACTTGAGGGCCTACAATTCGGCGTACGGCCCGGAGTATGCGGCGCTTGCTGGGCAGCCCCAGCTTGGCATGGGGCAGTGGACGCGCAACACCAACCAAATCAACAACGTGACCGGATACGACCCCGGATACCGCGCTGACACCAATATGACCACGCGAAACCCACGCGGTTCCTTTGGCGGTGGGCGTGGATACGGCGGGTGGAACTCGCTCGGTTCCAATTGACGGGCAGGAAGCAATCACATGGCAAAATACAATCCCTTCGACCCGAAGCAAATCAAGTGGGCGCTTCAGAACTCAGGCGGCAGCGGCGCGGGTAGCGTGTTCGGCGCTATGACGGGTATGCCGTGGCAGCAGAAGCGCGGCAATCTGTGGATGACAATCGACCCCGGCAGGCAGGCGGTCTACCCGTCTGGCACAACGCCCCCTCGCGGCATGGGCGGCGGTGGCCCGCAGATCGAAGACCCCGCACTTCCCCCGTTTGATCCGAACGACCCGAACGGTGATGGCAGCGGCAGCGGCAAGTTCGCTTGGACGTTCCCGCAGTATTCGCAGTCGTGGGCATTCACCCCGCCCGAGCCGACTCCTTATCCGTATCCCCAGCCGTTCGACCCGAAGAAGTACGGCAACCCGTTCGCCAAGGATACCAAGAAGTGAACACAGACCGCCGCGACTTTGCCAAGTTTGCGCTGAAGTGGTTCCCCACGCTTGAGGATGCCACCAGCGATGAGTGGCACTTCTTCCTCGACAAGGTGACGGGGCTGGACACGCCGCTGGAGATGCCGAACGCGAGCGCATTTGACCGCTGGCGGCAGGCTTTGGCGGCGCAGGGCTATCCGGCATTCCCATACACTGCCACGGACGTTGCGGCTGCGAAGGCCAAGGCGACTGCGATGCTGGCGGATGAAGAGAGGCGGGCGGCTTTGATTGGCAAGAGCCTGGAGGCTTTGGCTGTCGAAGCGCCGAATTGGACGGTCGCGGAAATGTTGTCCAGCGCGAAGGGGTGAGGCAATGACTATTCGCTCCTTCCTTCACTTTCCGCCCCCGCCGAATGACCCGTTTTCGCGGCGCATGTACGAAGTGCTTCAGCAGCTTCGGAACGGCAAAATGGAAGTCGTAGGCGAACTGACACTGACGGCCAGTGCTGCAACAACTGCCGTGACCGACATTCGCGTGTCGCCTCAGTCCGTGATTGTTTGGCATCCCCGCACGGCCAATGCCGCAGCCGAACTTGCTGCCGGGACGATGTACATCACTGACGCCAACATGGGCAGCGGGACGTTCACCGTCACCCACGCCAACAACGCTCAGACAGATAGAGATTTTCGCTATGCCGTCATCGGCTAAACGCATTCCCTGCCAAGGTGTCCTCGCTGATGACCTCGGCCTCGTCTGGAAGGACTGCGCCCCGCTGCTCATCCCGGCGATGCAGGACGGCACGACCATTGAACAGGTGCTCACTGCCATCTTCGCCAAGGATGCACAGTTGTGGATCGGCTCCGACAACAACGAAATTCAGGTTGCCTGCGTCACTGAACTCATTCGGCGCGGCGGCTGTCTCTATTGCAACGTCTGGCTCACGGGTGGCCGTGGCGTGAACAATTGGATTTACTTCCTCGAAACCATTGAAGCATGGGCAAAGGAACAGGGCTGCGATGCCATGTTGATTGACCGTGGCCGTAAGGGCTGGGGCCGCTTGCTTCCTGACTACAAGATTAAAACAGTTGCGCTTATGAAGGAAATTTAGCATGGGCGGTTCATCCGGTAACGATACCACCAAACAGACAACCAAGTCAGAGCCGTGGGGGCCGCAGACGCCTTACCTTAAGTATGGCATGGACGAGGCCACGCGGCTTTATCAGTCTGCGGGGCCGCAGTATTATCCTGGCTCCACCGTGGCAGGCTTCAGCCCCACGCAGCAGCAGGCGCAGCAGCTTGGCACTCAGCGGGCGCTTGGCGGCAACGCCTCGATGCGGCAGGCGGAAAGCGTCAACAGCGACTTTATGTCGGGCAAGTACCTCAACAGCGACCCGTATTCAGATCAGGTCTACCAGAACATTCAGTCCAAGGTTCTGCCTTCGGTGAACTCGCAGTTCATGGGTTCTGGCCGCTACGGCTCCAACCTCCAGACCGACACGGCTACCCGCGCCCTGACTGAGGCTTACTCGCCGTATGCCTCGCAGCAGTACCAGAGCGGCCTTGACCGCATGGGTCAGGCGGCAAGTATGGCTCCGACCTTCGCGGCGAATGACTGGACCGACATCAATGCCCTGTCGAACATCGGCGGTCAGCAGCAGCAGTTGGGCCAGCAGGAACTCAATGACGCGGCGGCGCGGTGGGACTACTACCAGCAGCTTCCCTACAACAAGCTCGGCCAGTATCAGAATAACATCGGCGGCAACTACGGCGGCACGACTGTCGGCAAGACCTCGACGCCTACGCCTTCTATGTTCCAACAGATCGCGGGCGCTGGAACGGGCTTGCTCGGTTCGTATCTCAGCGGCGGCTTCGGCTATTAAGGGGTAACGCACATGGCATTCACAATCCCCGGCCTTCTCGGCATGAACAACCAGCAGCCTGACCCGTATCAGTCCCTGCTCGGTGGGTACTACACTCCGCAGCAGGCCAAGATGGCTTGGCTTGGCGGCTCGCTTCAGGGCCTTGGCGCTGGTCTGGCTTCCGGCAAGTCAGGCGCATGGGCGCAGGGCCTTGCCTTGGGCGGCGGCGAAGGTCTGGACAACTACCGCCAGCGGGCAGTCGCAGCCAGCGCACTCGATATGCGGAAGCAGGACCAGGAATGGCAGCAGAAGGCCAATGCCCGTCAGGAAGCGGAATGGGCTTCTGAGGATGCTCAGTCGCAGCAGATGGGTGCGCTGATTAACAGCATTCAAGACCCGCAGGAACGCGCATACGCTCAGTTGAACCCGGAAGCCTATGTGAAGGCAAAACTTGCACCTCCTGGCGGCGAGAGTGGCGGCTATTACGGCGTTCCGCTCCCCTATCAGAACGAAGACGGTTCGTTTGGCTACGGGTTGCCGTCCAAATCGGGTCAGTTCTCCCCCTTGCAGGCTCCGCAGGGTGGACAGTTCCTGTCTCCGTTCCAGACGGCGCAGCAGAAGGCGGCGGGTTCTGCATCCGGTACGCAGAGCGGCGGCGCGGCTTCGGCTATCCCCGGCGCGCAACTTGATGCAAATGCCATCAACGCCAAGATTGACGCAATCATTGCCAACCCTGACTTGCCCAACGCCATCGGCTACGGCAATGCAATTGGCGATTATTTCGTCGGCAACAATGTCCTGAATATCCGCTCTCAGCTTAACGAACTGGAAGGCAGCGCATTTATGAGCGCCTACACCAGCTTGCGCGGCGGCGGGCAGATTACCGAAGTTGAAAGCGCACAGGCGAAGCAGGCAATGGCTGACATGCAGACCGCCCGCAAAATGTCTGACGTTGACGGGTTCAAGGCGGCTCTTGAGCGGTTCCGTGGTGCCGTCAATCTCGGCGTTCAGAAACTTCAGGCGCAGGCTGGTCAGTATGCTCCGCAAGGCGGCACTCCTGCGCCAGCCGGCAACGGCGGATACACCGTTGAAGAGGTGCCCTAATGCCTCAGTTCATCATCACCGCTCCGGACGGCAAGAAGTACAAAGTCACCGGAGACAACAAAGACGGCGCTATGGCCGCTCTCAGGCAGCAGCTTGAGGGCGCGGCACAGCCCGTTGATACCTCGGCCATTAGCGCCGCGCTTCCTGATACCAAGATACCGCAGCGAGAAGACCGCGTTCGCGCTCAGTATGAGGCACTTCCTGGTTGGCAAAAGCCGCTTGTAGCCGCTGACGATATTCTGACATTGACGGGACAAGGTATCGGCATGGGGCTGCCTGAAAAGGGTATTGCCAATCTCAAGGCGTGGTGGAACGGGACGGATTATGAAACGGAACGCGGTAAGATTGACCAATCAATCAACGATAGCCGCGCCCGCGCTGGATTGGCTGGCGGTGTTGCTAATGTGGCTGGGGCTGTTGCTGGTCCCGCCGCACTAGCTAAAGCCGGATTGACGGCAACGCGTCTTCCCGGCGCGACTGGTAAACTTCTTGGCCTCACAGCTGACGGTGCTGCAATCGGTGCCGTCACTGCCTATGGCAATGATATGGACGTTGGGACTGGTGCGCTTGTCGGTGGTGGCCTTGGTGCCGCTGGTCAGGCTCTTGTGGGTGTCGGTGCCAAGGCGCTTTCCCCCTTCCTCCCCAATGCAGAAAGGGCGGCGGCGGCAAAGGTTCTCAAGTCGGCTGGCGTTCCGCTGACGGCTGGTCAGAAGTCAGGAAGCCAAGCGCTCCGTTACACTGAAAGCGAACTTGGCGGCGCATCGGCTGAAAGGCTGATGGAAACGCAGGGCGAGAAGTTCACGGCGGCAGTTCTAAAAAAGGTTGGCGAGAATGCTGACCGTGCTTCGCCGGAAGTTATGAACCGAGCTTTTGACCGGATTGGCAACGGGTTTGAAACCCTTGCGGCGCGGAATGCCATGACACCTGATCCGCAGGTGGCCGCTGATCTGTCTCAGATTGCCGTTGACTATGCTTCTCTTGTGGCTCCTAGCGCCCGAATTGGGAAGATTGAGAAAACTGTCAATGACGTTCTCGGCCTGCTTCAGTCGGGCCGCATGGATGGCAAAGTTTACAAAACCCTTCGCTCCGAATTGGACCGCTTTTCACGCGGTGCGACCCAGCCGGAAGCCAAGATGGCGGCGCGCGACCTTATCCACGCCCTAGACGATGGCATGGAACGTTCAATCGCCCGAACCAATCCGGGCGACCTCGGAGCGTGGAAGGGTGTTCGTCGTGAATATCGCAATATCTTGGCAGTTGAAGAGGCTATGGCTGGCGCTGGTGAAAACTCAGCGGCGGGCCTCATTTCCCCTGCAAAACTGCGTTCTGCTACTGTTCGCAAACACGGCAAGCGGAACTATGTGCGCGGCAAAGGCGACTATGCCGAACTAGCGCGGGCGGGTGAGACTGTCATGGCCCCACTGCCCAACTCTGGCACGGCGGCTCGATTGGCCTCCAGGGGCCTTTTTAGCGCCATTGGCGGCGGTACTGGCTTCAATGCAGACGGGTGGGAGGGCGCGGCGAAAGGTGCCTTGCTGGGCGCGGCTGCGCCTTGGGCTGCGGGTAAGGTTCTCATGTCTCCGCCCATGCAGCGTTACCTCGCCAACAGCACAGCCAATGCGCTGTCGCCGGAAGTTCGGCAGGCCATCGCAAGGATGCTTGCAACGGGTGGAATTACTGGCGGATTGCTCGGCTACCAGTGAGTAGGAAGCCCGTATTTCATTAGGTACACGCCGATAGCAACGGCGACGAGGCTCACCCAATGAGCCGTGGAAAGTTCGCGTTCTTTCATCCCCACCCCATACCTTATTCCCCGCCCGCTGTGAAGCGGCCTATTCGGAGTTACCCGATGCCTGATTTTGGCTCTGCAACCTTTAGTCAAACCGATAGCTCGAATAACAGCGGCACAATGCCGAGTTGGTCAGGATCGGCGGCTCCCTCAACTTTAGATGATGCCGGAAGGGCGCTCCAGGGTGCCGTCACCCGTGAATGGAACTGGCGCAGTTACACTTTAACCGCCGCTGGTACGGCTGACGCGAAGACCCTGACCTATTCCGTGGCCCCTGCCGCGTACTACAACGGCCAGCGGTTTGCGTTCATCGCCAATACGACGAACACCGGAAGCGCAACCCTCAACGTCAACAGCCTTGGTGCGAAGACCATCAAGAAGGACGTTTCTGGTACGCTCACCAACCTGTCGGCATCCGACATGGTTTCCGGCATGTTTGTCGAGGTTTCCTATAACACCTCGAATGACTGTTTCGTGTGGGTAAATCAGGCGGCTGGCAAGTTCGCCGCTGGTTCGGCTTCCGCGCCTTCCATCACTACCACGGGCGATACCAACACTGGCTTCTGGTTCCCGGCTGCTGACACGATTGCGGCCAGCACGGGCGGCACTGAGCGGCTTCGCGTGGACAGCAGCGGCAACGTAGGCATCGGCAACACAACCCCCGCCGCTCCGCTCGATATTAAGGCAGGCACTCCGGCGCTGCGCCTTACTGGTTCAGACGGCACGCTGTACCTCAACCAGTTTGCCACTGCGGCGGGGGTTGGGTTGAACGCATTCGGCGCGATACCCCTTGGCCTCCAAACAAACAGCATTGAGCGGCTTCGCGTTGATGCCAACGGTAACGTCCTCAACATCTCCTCCGGTGGCCTCGGCTACGGCACAGGCTCTGGTGGCACGGTTACGCAGATCACATCCCGCACCACGGCTGTGACGCTGAACAAGACCAACGGCTCCATAACTATGTTTAATGCCGCTGGCAGTGCTGCATGGAATGCGTTCACAGTCAACAACTCCACCGTGACCGCTAATGACACAGTAATTCTTACCATTAGGTCCGGTGCTACCAATACTTACCTTTTACAGCCTGCATCAATTACAAACGGCAATTTCTCCATTCTGTTCGCTACGACAGGCGGCACAGCATCTGACGCACCCGTCATCAACTTCGCAGTCATCAAGGCGGTGACTTCGTAATGAACTGCCCGCTCCCCCGATACTACCTCTGCCATGCGGTGATTGCGCTGATAATCGCCGCAGTCCTCTGGTGGCCGCTTGGCCTCACCGCTGGCCTAGCAGCAGGCGTGGCCTTCTACGCGGGCCGGGAATTTACACAATGGGAAAGCGGCTTGCCCTTCGATTGGAAGGGCATTGCCGCGCCCCTCGTCGCATGCCTCTCCGTCCTCATTGTCCACTCGCTTATATGGTGAACTCCGATGCCAGAACTAGAGGAACGCATTGCCGTGCTTGAGGCCAATCAGGCATTCATCAAAGCGCAATTGACGGAAATGAACTACACCCTGAAGCAGATCAATGAAATCATGCTCCAGGCCAAGGGCGCGAAGTGGGCCATAATCGGCGTTGCTTCCCTTGCTGGCTTTCTGTCAGGCAAGATGGGTTCGTTCGTCGCGGCCCTTGGTTTTAAGATGTAACATGCGGAAGGTGCGCTTTAAGTTCAAGCGCAATGCTGGCTGCTGGGGCCTCGCGTTCGTCGAGGAAAACCGGATCGAGCTTGACCCGTATCTTGATGAAAAAACCCTCATTGACATAGCCATCCACGAAACAACGCATGTGGTGGCACCTGACCTCAGTGAAGAATGCGTGGACCGTATAGGCCGCGCCTGCGCTGACGTTCTCTGGCGGCTGAAATTCCGCAGAGAAGAATAGCCCGTCAACAAATCAAAGGCTGATAGATGCCCACGAAGGTAACTGACGAAGAGTTCATTTCCTGTTGGAAGCGGTTGGGACAGCCCACCCGCATTGCGCAGGCCCTCGGTCTTGATGTTCGCCAAGTCTATCGCAGACGGGCAGCAATTGAGGAACGGCACGGGTTCATTCTCGACGCAGCGGATGAGGCCCGCAGCAAGCGGCCCCGGAACCACGTTGACCGGACGGGCCACCGCATCACGCTTGACCTTCCAGACGGCGTTGCGGTCATCTTCGGTGATGCCCACTACTGGCCCGGAGACAGGTCCATCGCCCATCAGGCGCTTATTCAGACCATCAAAGACCTGAAGCCTGACGTTATCATCTGCAACGGCGATGCCTTCGATGGAGCGCGCATCTCACGGCACCCAGCGACCTCATGGGCCAAGATGCCAGAGGTTGCCGACGAACTGGCCTACTGTCAGGAGATGCTGGGCGAGATTGCCAGCGTTGCGCCTGACAAGGCCAAGCTGGTCTGGAATATGGGCAACCACGATACTCGCTTCTCTGCCCGTTTAGCGCAGACGGCGGGCGAATATGTCGGGGTTCCTGGGACCGACTTGCCAGACCATTTCAGCGACTGGAACTTCGCTTGGTCAACGCAGATCAACGACGATACAATGGTGAAGCACCGCTGGCATAATGGCGTCCACGCGACTTGGAACAATACGCTCAAGAGCGGCTTCAACATCTTCACGAACCATATTCACCGCCTCTGCGTCACGCCGCTGACTGACTACCGCGCAAGGCGCTATGGCGTGGATTGCGGAACGCTCAGTGACTTTGGCCCGGATGTAGACAAGTTCATCTATGGCGAAGACAACCCGTTCAATTGGGGGTCTGGCTTCGCGGTTGCGTCCTTCCAGCGTGGCAAGTTGCTCCCGCCTGAGTTGGCCGCTGTGCAGGATGGCGTGTGTTATTTTCGTGGGCAGACGGTTAATAGTAATTTAGTCAAAGTTTCGACAAAGTTACAGTCCAAAAAGGCTGCATGAGTATCCTGAAAGAACGCCAGAAAACGCACGGCGAATATGCCAACGTGGCTTTCGTCGCTCAATCCATCAAGAACATTCTTCGCGGCGCTCCCAACTATCACACGCTTTCCCTTGTCCAGTGCGAAAGCGTGGACCTGATTGCTACCAAGCTGGCGCGTATCGTCTGCGGCAACGCGTCAGAACCCGACCACTGGCTAGACGGTTCGGGATATTTCAAATTGGGATACAACGAGCTTCAAAACAAAAACACTGCATCCAGGGCCAACGTAACCATCATGGAAATGGACCCGGATGAAAGCATCGACCCTAGTATCGGCGACGATTGGGATAGCTATTACATTCCTCGCAGCGGCCTTCCCCGCTAACGCGCACGACCTTTACGTTGGAACGACTGACCCTGTAACCAAGGGCGTCTGCTGTACTACCAGCGAACATGCGGGGTACGGCGACTGCGACAAGCTCGATCTGGAGCCGGGGGTTCTCACGGGCGAGGTTGGCGGATACCGCCTGCGTCTGACCGTGGAACAGGCCCGCCGCATCAATCCTCTGCGCCAAGTTCCTGTTGACACCTTCATCCCAGACGCCCGCGTCCAGCCTTCAATGGACGGCAACTATCATGTGTGCATTCCCGCCACTTCGGTTCCTGACCGTGGCGACTTCTTTTGCTTCTTTCAGCCCGGTGGCGCGTAAATGCGCGTTGAAACCATAGGCGATGCCGTTCTCTATCTCGGTGACTGCCGCGAGATATTGCCCACGCTGGGCAAGGTCGATGCGGTGGTGACTGACCCGCCTTATGGGATTGGCGCAGGGCGGATGTCTCTTGGCAAGTGGCGAACTTCGCAGATGCCAAAGGGTGATTGGGACAATGAGCGGGCCGATTTAAGTGTCGTTCCAGATGTTCCCTCAATCATATGGGGCGGAAATTATTTTGATATTCCTGCGTCCCGAGCTTTTTTGATTTGGGACAAGGGCGCTGGGTTCCGTGGCCGCGATTTTGCGGAATGCGAGATGGCTTGGTGCAGTTTTGACGGCAACGCCAGAGTTTTGACATATGACCCGCTGGCTCGGGGCGATTATCGTGAGAAAACGCACCCAACGCAAAAGCCCGTAACGGTGATGAAGTGGTGTCTTGGTTTTTTGCCTGATGCCTCAACCATTCTTGACCCCTTCATGGGTAGCGGCACCACCGGAGTCGCCTGCGCGAAACTAGGCCGCAAATTCATCGGAATTGAGATTGAACCCAAGTATTTCGGCATAGCCTGCCGCCGCATAGAGGCCGCCTACAAGCAGCCCGATATGTTTATTGAACGTCCAGCACCCGCAAAGCAGGAGGCGCTGCTGTGACTGACGTTAAAAAATTGAAAGATGAAATTAGGGCGCTGCGTAAAGAACTTGCCGCAGAGCGTGAGCAGGTAAAGCAACTGTGGAAATTGTTTGACCGTCAACGCGCGCAACAGTTTGCGGGCTACCCCGGATATGACTGACCCCCCAAAGCAGGAGGCGCTGTTATGAGCCGCGACAACAACGACAGTGCAGTGGCTATCGGTTGTTTCCTCCTGACTATGCTTATGGTCATTGTCTTCTGGCTGGCGACATTTGTTTCACCAGCCCCGGCGCAGGCTGTAGCACCGAAGAACCCATGCGGGCCATCCGCTGCCATCGCGGAAATGCTGCTTGAGAAGTACGGCGAGCGCCCTGCCTTTGCGGGCATCGCTGACAACAACACCCCCACGCTCATATTCACCAACCCCAAGACGGGAACCTTCACGATTACCATTCGTCGCCCCGGTGGCATTACGTGCCTGATGACGGGCGGCGATTCATGGACGCTGGTCGAGCAGCCCAAGGAAGGGACTGACATTTGATTATCAACGCTGCTTCCGAGAAGAAACTCAAGAACGTGCATCCCGATCTGGTGCGCTTGGTGCGCCGCGTGGCGAAGGATTGGAAAGACCCGGAGACGGGCTGGATCATCACCTGTGGGCCACGGACGATTGAGGAACAGCGGTTGCTCGTCGCCAAGGGTGCGTCACGAACCATGCGTTCCCGGCACCTGATTGCGGCCAACGGCTATTCCCATGCCGTTGACTTCGCATGCACCATCAAGGGCGTCCTAAAGTGGGATTGGGGCCTCTACATCAAATTGTCGAATGCCGTGAAGGCCGCAGCCATTGCCGAAAAGGTGACGGTGGAGTGGGGCGGTATTTGGGCACCACTGAATACCGTGAAAGGGCCACTCACGGCGTCTTCGCTTCACAAGAGCTTTCCAGATGGCCCGCATTTTCAACTGCCGTGGGCATCATACCCCGGCACCAAGTAGGAGACTAAAATGACAGCAGAACAGTTCGGGGCGATGCTTCGCACCGTTATCCAGCTTATTTCCGGCGTTGCCATTGCCAAGGGCATCGGTGACAACAATCTCTGGATGGCTATCAGCGCGGGCGCTGTTTCCATCGGCTCTGGCCTCTGGTCCTATTACTGGATCAAGAAGACCACGGCTGTTCCAGCGCCGTAATGCCTTGGGTTGAGATAGCACTGATTGGGGCCGTGTTGGTGGGTGTAACCGCTGGCACGGTCCTTGTCGTTCGGAACCCGACTTTCTGGGGCGGGCTGATCGTGGGGATTGTCAACGCGGTGATGCCGTACATGGCAAAGCGCATGACCCCGCAAGAGGAAGACGAATGGCGCAAGGCCGAACGGGCGGGCAGGGGCGATGAATGGCGGCGCAGGCGGCTAGGACTGCCCCCGAAGGGCTAGTAGTAGCGCAATGACCTAGCCATCAGGACTAGCATCTTCCTGACCTCTGGAACCCCATCTAGGGCCACCAGCTTGCCAAGGGCCAGTTCTATCGCCTTGTGGGCTAGAAGCCTGTCGTGGCGGTCTACAGCGTCCTGTGCGATGCGGTCCAGGTTCATGTGCCACCCTTCAGCGCGCGGATTGCGGCAGCGATATGGCTCGCAGCGGTTTCGCAAAGCGGGATTTCGTAACGGTCAGCCACTTGCGCAGATTCCTCCAGCACCTCCGCGCGGATGAGGGAGACGGCGGCGGTGGCTAGACGGATCGCCTCCGTCCTACGGGCGTGATAAAGCGGCGTTGCGAACGGTTTGTCATAACCATCCCACATTGCTTTTGCCACTCTCTCCACCAGCGCAGCGCGGCGGTCAGCGGTCATGGGGCTTCTCCTGTGCGAGTGCTGCGCGGGCGGTTTCCCACATGAAGCGGCAAAGAGCGCGATGCGCTTTGTCATCCATTGGATTTTCCCACCCGTGGTCTATTTGCTCCAGCGCCGCCCGCAGACGTTCGATCTCGGCGGCGGCGTCCTTGAACAACTGATTGCTGCGCAATTCGGCATCAGTAGTCCACAGGTTCTGACTTCTCTCCCGTAGCCTCTCTACAATGTCAGACATCACGCGCCTCCGTAGGAAGGGGGAGGATGAGGGCGGTGCGCCAGTTTCGCGGCTCAGTGGTCATCCCCGGCCACGCCGCGAGGGCTGCGGCGATGGCAGCGGCATAGGTTGTATTGGTGTAATCCCCCAAATGCTTAAGGTACGCCTCCACCACCTCTGGCGGTATTATCTTCTGGTCAATCACTGCCTACCTCCTGATACGGATTGGATACGGAAACGTGGGACAGGTTAGGAACGCCGGGAGAACAGTCCCGCAACGTGCAGCACGTAAATTCAACAACTTAGCTATTGGGTGTTTTCTGGGGGGATAGGGGTCGCTGGTTCGAATCCAGTCGCTCCGACCATCTACCGCCCAAATGATACGGAAATGATACGGAAACGTACTCATTCCGGTTTCCTATGGTGGCCGTAGACCTTTTCTACGGTCGAGGCATCCGCCCCCAGAACCTCGGCAGTCTCCCAGATCGTCAGGGGCTTCTGAGCGGGCCTAGCGCCCTTGGCCTCACGGCCCCACAAGAGCCAACTGGCGGCAGTGTGGCGAAGGGTGTGCGGGGTAACGTCTTCCCGCAGCCCAGCGGCTTCCCTGACGGTGTTCCAGGCGCGGCGCATCTTTAGAACTCGCGTTCCGTTGTAAGAGACAATCCATCCTCGCCCAACCGCCCCGTCAAGGTCTGCCCATCTTCCAAGATGACTTTGAAGCCGTGCCGGAACAGAGACAGCCGGACTGCGCTTGGTGGTTTCGCGTTCATGCGAGCCTCGACGGTGGAGAACACCCCGACCAGCATCATAATGTCCGTTGTCTTTAGTCGGCGTCCATCTGATGCGGATAAGGCGGTCATGGCGCGTCCCTGTATAAACCCCAATTAAGATAAATCTTTGAACGTGGCTGTAGTCCGTAAACTGCACGGCACCTTTCGCAGCCCTGTGACCTTCACGCGAGAGACGGCGGCAGGCACGGAGCAGGGCGGCGACCTCATCCCTTGTCAGCCACCTTTCGCGGCGGCTTTCTGCCTTTGGCAGGCTTACCTTTGGCACGGCTTCCAGCGGGCTTTCGCGGTGCCAGTGGTTGATCGCCGCCTGAAGTGTCTTTAGCTCTTGGCGCGCGGTTGAGGTTGATACGCATCGGGTCTGCGCAGGTTTTTCCGCGCATTTCATCTGCGGGAATTGTGACCTTCCATTCTGTGTCCGAAACTCGACGTACTTTCGGCATGTGGAACCTCTCACATCAGCTAGTGACTTATCGCCCCAATATACACTCAACGCCTTGCAGTGGTATCTGATCGTTTCCCGGCTGGGGCTGTCGGCGGGCAAGTCGGTCAGGTACAGCATCAGAACATCAGCACACGCGACATTCGCTAGGCTGCGTGTTCCGGTGTCTGGTCGGTAGTGGCTGGCAAGGTAGTCCCGCAGGGCTTGCGTGGCCCCGTCAGCATCTTCAAGAGCGCATCCTGTGCTAACTTCCTTCGCTCCGTCCCTGATAACGTAGACGGCCTGACGGCCTTTCTGGCGTTTGACGTAGAGCCTCGCTCCTTTGCTCGGGCGCGACATAAATCCCTCCAGGCTTCAATATCGTATTCTGTGACAAGGTATTGTCTCCCGACCAATTCGGCTTGCAACTCCCCGGCGCGGATCGCGGCGCGGAGCGTGTTGACGGTGGCTCCCCCATGCGGGAAGCATTCACGGACGGCAACGGGCAAGGGCATCGGGGTCACTGCATCTTCCTTTTGGGCCAGTTCCACTTCCGCTTCACGCCAGCGGCGGCTTTCTTCTGCCGATCCGCTTTTGCCATAACTGGGCGGTCTTCCTCATGCGTCTTGATGCGATGGCACTTGCCACAGAGAACGGCGCAGTTCTCCAGTGTCGGTTCACCGCCAAGGCCGTCTGGCTTAACGTGGTCGAATTCTGGAAGTCCAATTATCCGAAGGCCACAACTTTCACAGTGCGGTTTATCGTCAATGAGGCACCGCTTATAGGCGTCCCATTTGACAGTTTTGGAGAATTCACGCCGCATTGTTTCTCCCGTGGTTTGGGTGAAAGCCATACTTGCGTTCACCTTCCCACCGCGCCGCTATGGCTTCGGAAATTTCCGCAAATCGTCCAAGGTGGTGATTGCGCCCATTCACCTTTATAGTGGCAATCCACAGTCCACGGTCTTTGTCCCAGATTACGCCAACGTGTCCACTAGTGTTGCGACTGCCCTTGCTAACATTTCTGTTGTTTTCGGTTCGAGTAACCTTCCTTAGATTTACAAGCCGATTGTCATCACGGCGGTGATTTATGTGATCTACAAACTCCGGTTCTTCGCCATAAACGAACTTCCAAATTATGCGATGGGTGTAATAAGTCTTCCCGCCAATTCTGCCGCACAAATAGCCCATCTTCATGGGCGTACACATTGCCTTGGTCCACGCATCCCGTGCATTGAAGGATGCGTTTCCATCGCGTGGTTGCCAGTACAGATGACCCTCATCTGGATTATAAACCAATAGGGCGCGAAGCTCTTGTTGGCTGGGAAGCATTAGCGCCACTCAAAAATGAATGGCACTTCGTCGTTCAGGTCAATCTGAGCGCCTGGAAACACTTCCTTGGCCTTTGCCACGAACTGTTCCGGCCTCTCTGCCGTGCCGTCCTTGCGCTTGAAGGCAAGGCTAAAGTATTTCTGCCCGTCCTTCGTTTCGCGCAGCCAGCCGCTTATCCACATGTCTGTGCCGTCAATGCGAACAGACCCGTTGTAGTCAGGGTGCGTTTCCTTTTCCTTCCGCCCATTACGGAACAGGCTTCCAGTATTGTCCTTCGTTTCGTATGCCATTATGCGGCCTCCTGTCTTAGTATGGTGAGATCAACGCCAAGTAGATTGCTAATGATGTGCAGCGCCCGTTCCTTGGCCTCCTGAAAGGCTTGACGGCCCATTGCGTCACGGCGCTGGCTATCGGCGGTCCAGATCGTGACGGCCTTCTCGTCAATCGCCACAACGCTGTACTTGTCGAGCGACTTGGCCTTCGTCGCCAGCGTCATTGCTTCTGAATTGTTGGCGCAGACAATGCGCGTCTCAGAGCAGAACCCCGCCTTGATGAGCGACCACTTGCGGAGGTGTTCAGGGCTGGGGAAGTCATCGGCCAAGTCTTCAGGTAAATTTTTCCAAGCCTCATTCACGCAAGCGAAGAAATGGTCGTGGCTTGACTTGCTGCGGTGTTCGGCCATCTGCCAGCCGTGCACCGCGCCAACGTCGAGTTTCACTCGCTTGGGGTGGAGACAACGGAACAGCCCGTTGCCTTCATAGAGAAGGGGGAATGTCTCGCTCATGCCGCCCTCGCACAGGAAGCCTTGTGGCTGGTGAACATTTCGATCATGTCAGCCTGCCACTGCGAGGGAAGTTTCAGCACTTCAGGACGAATTGACGTTCCCCATTCCTGGAGCATGTCGGTGTCATTGATTTTCCGCATATCGGTTTCGAGTTTGGCGAACAACACGCGGGCATCTTCCATCTTGAGTGTGCCGCCACGGGGCAACAGCTTCTCAAGCGTCTTTTGGCCTTCCGGCGTAATGAACCAAGTCTTGCCGCGCTTGGTCACTTCGGCGTAGTTGTTGCCAAGGTCATAGAGGTAGCGGCCAATTCCCCATCGAACCGCAGCCCGCTTGAAGGCGTCAGACAGCGCGCCTTTTTCGGCTTCAACGTCCGTATCTCCAGCGCCGTCAGACTTCCAAAGCCATTCGCCATTGATCTTGATGCCAATGTCGCACACGGTCTTGTTTGCCGTGTGGCTGTAGCGGCACTGCCAGCCGTCAAGGCCGCAGATATAGTCAAGACGTTCCATCACATCGCGGGCGTCAATGTAGGCAAGGACTTGGGCCTTGCCCGTCTCGCCCTTGTCATCAACCACGCGGGCAACGCGCCATGATACCTTGGACGGGGGCAGGGGTTCCCGCAGTTCCAGCATTAAGAGACTAACGTTCATTGTAACGGTCCTTGCTCTTTGATGGGCGGAAGCAGACAGCTTCGAAGCATTCGTCTTCGCTGGCTTCCGGGTGTTCCGCGCGGTAATCCTCCATCAGGTCGAAGAGGCTTTCGTAGGCGCGGCGTTCAATCTCAAGCGGGTCAATCTGTGTCGTGGCAAAACGTGTCATGATGCTCACCAGTTGATTGCGGCCAAGAAACCAATGCTAAATGCGATGAAGCCAGCGAGGGCTTTGACGCGAAGGGTCCACTGCATCTCAGCGCCCCATGCTCATGTCGCGGAGATAATCGCCACGGTCGTCGCCGTATTCCGCGTGGTCCTCGACGATGAACTCGCGCACCTTGTCGCCCAAGTCCTTCCAGTCGTATTCGAAGCTGCGCTGGATCAGCTTCCACAAGTCAGGGTCAGACTTCTCGTCAACGCTGAACTCGTCGGTCCACTTCGTCTGCTCAAACGTGATGCTGGTAATTTCCCAGTTGCGGGTGTCTTCGTAGTCAAGGTCCAGAGTGCAGTCGAACTCAGCGACGAAGCCGCGCTTGATGGTGCCAAGGGCTGCGTCACGGCCAAGGTTGGAAACGAGGGTCAGGGTGTAGGGGATGTGAAGGTTTGGCATGTTAGCGACCCTCCGCAAAGTAAGCAGGACCGCCGCGATCTTCCATTTCGTCAATGCGCGTCTGGAACTGCGTGGCGTGAAACTTGGCCCACATTGAAGCAACGCGCCGTGAGGCTTCTTTGCGCGAAATGCGGTTTTCGCCGTATCCACGTTTGCCGCTGCGCTCGCGGTCCAGAATGAGCCAGAAGCCTGTTGTGCTGATGCCTTGCATTGTGGTGTCTCCCGATTGCATGAGAGACACTATAAAACGTTATGCCCGTTTCTGTCAATACGAAACGTGTGGCAAGACGCTATAAAATGTTATCGCCTTGGAAAGAATCAAGTATTCTAAACATTGGAGTAAAACCCGATCACCTTGCCGACAACGGCGACTTCCTCGCCATCCTCTAGCTGCTTCGCGCTGACCACAATGGGTTCCTGGTGAGCAGGGTGGTCGCTGTCGGGCCACAACTCAACGGCCCCGTTCTTGATCTTGGCAACCTTGATGGTGGCCTGAAAGAAGCCATTCCGGCGGCGCTCGAATACCACCACATCACCGCTTGCAACAGGGCCGTGCC